CGCCCTGTCGCCCTGCTACGGGCTTCCAAGTCAATAAGGAAAGGTTTTAAATCCGCACTTAGTCGCTTACGGATTTGTCCCAAAGTCGAATGATGCGTCACGACGACCATTCTTTTCTGCTTGTTTCTTTGATGCTTCACGGTTGAAGATACCACGTTCACCGCTGCCGGATTCTACTAGAGCCATCCATTCACGCATGAACGACATGCTGTCAGGCTTCTCTGTGTAGGATACCGAGTTGTTTGCTAAAGCACGTTGTGGGTTGTTGTTCCACCACTCGCCAGACTTCGCATGACGCATCCGGTCATCCGATAGATTGGATAGCGAGATCATAGCTGATCGACGTACACCGCCTACAACAACGATTTGCCCAATGAAGCACATTACATCGTGACACTCGATTGACGACAGTTTACGACCTTTTGCGCCTTTGAACACCTTGACCACAAAGTTGAATAGATCGATCAACGGTGCCGGTCCTGATGCACGACCACCAAATGTCTTTAGCTTCGCACCCGCTGGGCGTACCTTTGATACATCCCACTTCGGAATCTCACCTGAATACAATAGTGCAATCAGTTGACGCAGTGCTTTAGCCCAGCCCTCTTTGCTATCCTTTACGATAATGGTTGTATCGCTTTCGAACATTAATTCAGGTACTTCTGGTAGCTTGTTAATGTACTGACGTTCTACCGAGAACCCCACGCCTGTGCCACACAATAGGATAAACATGGCCTCATCGAATGCCTTGGGGTCGTCTACGGGTAGATACGAACAGTTATAACCGGCAGTGTTGTCACGTGTTAACGCTGGTCCCGCTGTCATCAATGCTCGCATCGATGGCATAACCTCTAGGTCCAAGATAGCTGTCTCAATAGCATCGGCTGTCTTAGCATCAACTTTATCTATTACTAGATTGGTAATGTAGCGGTTTACCGTTTCACTCCAACTCTCTCGACGCTGTTCGTCTTCTAACCAACGAGCATAACGAGATGTGTGGATGAACGCTTGGTAATCTGTTGGGAAGTAATTATTCATTTGCCACGACCTCGCATATCTTTGTCTTCACCTAGCCAAACCAAGCGATCAATATCGGCACGGGAAATACCCATGTCCTGTAGTTCGCGGTCTGTCATTTGATTGAGTTCTTTGATGACCTTGCGGTGTTCCCGCCAAGTCGCTAGATAATTGATGTAACGCCAGAACCAACTCATCGTGTGTCTCCTGACCCACTAAGCGTTCCGCGCTCTTGTCGTGACTGTAGTTTCTTCAAGTTTGTTGCAGCAATATCCTCAAGTCCTTGCCCAAGGTCCTGAGACAATACAGCGAGATACCATAGGACATCCCCAAGTTCCGAGGCGATTGCCTTTTTGGTGTCCGGATCAAACTTACCACCTTTATCACGATAGACCTTTTTGATCTTAATCGCTGTTTGTATTGCTTTGAGTTGATAAAAAGAGAGGTCCATTCTCGCTCCTAAGTTTGGGTTACCTAGAAACGGTGAAGAATGGCCTCTTAGTTCTGGAAATATTCCTCGCTACCAAAGTCCGGTAATGCTTTCATTAACTCGGTCAATCCATCGTTCTCAGATGCGATAGCTTCAATGTTATTGTCCTTCAGGAAACGGATCGCTGTTGACAACTCAGCGGCACTCGCTTGACCACTCTGAACACGATCAAGTAATTCAGCGGTCACAGCTTCGTGTAGTTTCCCTAGTAAATCTTTAGGTGCAGACATGTTATCCTCCACAGGCCCTGTCTAGGGCATCTAGGAGAGCGGCTCCTGTCACGACTGACTGATCCCCGCCATCTGCAATTAAGGCCCCTGTGTGGTCATCTCTGAGTCTCTCAGTGCCATCACAGATTGCCATATCACTTATTGCGGTTGCGCAGCCACTCACGAGCAGCATCAGCATCCCGATCAACGGTATTCGCTTCATCTATACGCTCCCGTGTTTCTTTGTAAAATTCGAGTTCTTTTCTGACTATCTGATTAGCCTTGGCTTGCTGCCCTCGAATGTAAGCAGCACCAAGTGCCGCTAGGAATGCACCGATCCCTAGCAGCCATAGCTTGATTTTACCGAAGATCATCGATCCCCCGCATTCCACTTGAGTAGGCGTTCTTTCATCACGATCAATGCGGTGATAGCTACAAGACATGCACCGACGATAGCGACTAACTGCGCTGTACCATCTAGCGATGCCACGGCTGTTACGCCTGTACCCGCCGCTGTTGTGATCTGTACCATAGAGGCTTGAACGGTCTTACTTTGTGTCTTTTTCTTACGAGGTTGTTTGACCCGACGAATACCTAGCAGACGTTCCATAGGATACGGTGCGACTGACACAGCGTTCCCTTGGTTACCCCCAAGGACATATACCTTGTCACCTTCGATATGCGAGAAGAATGCCACGTGGCCCTTCCAGCTATCTTTGGAACCCCGCCAGAATACCACAACGTCACCCTTTTGGGCGTTGTTAATATCTACGGGTTCACCCCAATCCATATATGATCTTGCATTTAACTTGCCTGTACCTTTGACACCACACTCAGCCAACACAGAACCGACGAATGCGGCACACCAAGGTGTCTCGTCGTCCTGTACCCAAGCGTTACCGGTGTCGGCATAGAACTTGATAATTTGTGGATTGTGTTTAGCAGCGGGGTACTCTTTGACCCCAAGGTAGTCTTCGGCAATGTCATAAATATGATGTGACATTTATTACCTATTTGTTTCTTAACATTTCTTCTAAATGTTTGATTGTTGCTTTACTCTCAGCCAACTCAGCGCGAACTTGAGCCATCTCTTTTAATAGTTGCTCGACCTTTACGTGTAGTGATCTGTTCTCGCTTGTTAAGGCTTCAACCTGTTCTCGCAGTGTGTCGTTGAACTGCGCCCGTGTCTCACTGTCCTTCATTGCCTTCTCATGTGAAAACTTAGCTTTTGTAGATAAGAATCCCCATAAACCAGCGGAACCAACTAAGGCCACTATGACGGGGACGTAATCGTTAATATTCATCGATGAAATCTCCGTTGTTCCAGCATCTGTCTGTTAACTAGATCAGCTAAATACAAAGCATGTAGCGTCATCCAGATTAATGATGTTATGTGGAACCATTCAGATAGCGACCCGTGGTCTGTTGTACGTTCAAACGAAGACATTCCGTCAACGCTGAACGAGTAGTACACAGGTTCAATATTGTGTGGTTCATGCATCAAGATAACCATTAGGATATAGCAAGATGTAACCACATCGATTAGTAGGATATTGCGTAGCCACACTCGGCTACACCAGATTGTTATAGGCACCACCGCTGCACTCACGGCACCCCAGAATATCAATAGTTCATTCGAGATGCACATCTCACAAACTCCGTGGAGCATCCCCGCCATGAGGATGCCCCAGAAGCTGTATGTAAGCATTTGTGCGGGGCCATTGGCTGTCATGACCTTTTCATAGGTCCCGCTGAGACCTAGCATCACTTCATCTCTGGAGTTTCTACTTCAGCTATTGCCGCACGGTATGCTTCACGTTCTGTGTTCAGATCAGTGCCTTGAAGGTACAGACGCTCTAGTTCTCGAATGACTTTCCAATCGGACTTCTGTAAGGCCACTAGATTACTGTCGTTTGCCTCAAGTTGATTGTATGTTTCCTCGCTGTACGTTGGTACAGGTTGGATTTCCAAGACACCATTATTGGCAACAATACGATTTCCGTTATTACCTTCAGCTTCTAGACGTTCATATTCCTCTTCTGAAACCTCAATAACATTATCTGGTGATACATTACCGTGTTCTTCGTCAAACGGAAGCTCCCAGCGTTCTTGGTTTATTATCCATTTTTTCATTATGACAACCTCACAATAACCAAAGCACCCGCGTATCCATTTGAGGCATACATTGCCCCTGAGGAGTTTGAAGATGCACCCGCAGTGATCTTTTCACCCGCTGCTAGATACCCTGTATAATGACTATGAGACCACATATTAGAACCTGAGCTGTGGTCGTGTCCCCAAACACCATCTGATCGGTCTTCAAGCAAGCCCCTATTACCATTCATAGCAATACCAACGTAGAAATCTGAACCAGTAGAACGCTGCCATGCCTGACATTGATAATAACCTGATTGGTTTATAGTAATACCTCTATTACTTGTGGATGCAGTCATTGAGTAGCCGTTACCACGGGCCTGTGCAAAATTTGATTGAAATATACCGTAATAACTTGCTGGTCCATATAACGCTGCCCACTCGTTTTGTAGGTTTTTCCAACGATGCCAGCCGTTTGTTCCTTGTTTAACACGATAATAAATACCAGACTCAGGTACATCCCCAGCGTATAATTGTAATGCGCGATCATTTGTGGTGTCATCGTGTGTCGTGCCGAGACCACGTGTAGATAGATACATCCCCATACCGTTGTAAGATAAGGGGTGATTAACTACAGCACCTTGGGCGTAGAACACAGAGTTTGGGTCTATTGAGTCATAGTTATCAGCCGAGGTGATACCACCAGCGTTCATGAAGTTTAATTGTTCACGACCATCAACAAAGTAGTCACCGTCTGCTTCAACTCTGAATCTTTCTCCACCGTTCATCTGTAATCTAAACGGTTGTGTAGAAGTGCTATTAAGACCTACTTCAGTTGGTCCATGATACATATCCATGTACCCAGAAGCGCCATTATGACCTTGTAGTCGTATATCAGCGTTTGAAACGGTACTGTTGACCGTACTATTGTTTCTCACTTTTAGTTCTGAATCAAAATCAGGTTGACCCGCTACACCCAACCGCCCGTCTTGGATATAAACTGTTGATGACGTTGCTGAGTCAGAAATACCTACTGTGGAACTAAATGTATCCCAAGCTGTTCCTGACCAGACGTACATTTCATCAGACACGTTGTTCCAATACAAAGCACCCGTAAGTAACGCATCCCCATCGTTATCAACCGTAGGAGCAGATGCTTTAGCACCTAGATAGCGATCATCAAAATTATCGAATGATGCAGCCGCGTTTGCCTCTGAGGTTGCTGCCGCAGTCGCGCTTGCCGCCGCAGCGGTCTGACTAGCAGCCGCCGCAGTCTCTGATGCAGCCGCAGCGGTTTCACTAGCAGCCGAGGCTTGCTCTGAGGTAAGACTTGCAGCCGCTGATGCAGCCGAAGCAGTTGCCGAGTTCGCACTAGCAGTCGCTGAGTTGGCACTATTGGTTGCCGAGGTTGCCGAGTTTGACTCACTGGTCGCCGCCGCCGATTCACTAGCAGCCGCTGCGATACGGTGATTATCCGCGTCTGTAGCGTCAGATTGGACTGTGGCTAGATAACCTTGTGTAGTGTTACGGGCTGTAAATGTTTCATCTCTGAACCCTTCGGCTTCGTCGCGGAACCCTTCGGTTGCCACCTGTGCAGCTAAGGCACCGTCTTGCGCAGCTGCGTCCACGGTGTCCAGAACCTCTTGCATGGAGTACAGCAAGTAGTCTGAGTTCTTGTTGAGGTCAGACGCGAGTAGTGCTGATCCATCCGCGAAGGTAATCGCGCGAGTTGTCAGTGGTGTTTCACGTCTGATCTCAATTTCTGCACCAGCCGCAATCGCATTACCGAGTTCATCAGTAATACGAAGCGTGGTGTCGTTTAGTTTTGAAAAGGTATGACTAGCTGTCGGATCAGCATTGGACGTACCATCGACGTAAACCGCAATATGGTCTTCGTCGAGGTAGTCCCATGTGATCAGGTAATCAGTAGTCGTACCATCAGCTACATAGGCTGATATAGCATATTTTACTGAGGCCATTGTTTATCCTATTGTGTTGGGAATACTTCGTTAAACCGTTTGAAGCGTTCCAAGCTGTTCTTTGAAATGGTTGGTCTAGTTTCAAGCAACTGAGACTTAATTTCATCAACCTTACTTTGTTCACTCTGTTTAAGCAGTTCCATGTATTCTGGAATTTCTGCTTTAGCTTTGTTGCGGTAAGCATTGATTACAGTGCTAATAATCTGACCTTTAGTTCCTTTAGAACCGAGTCCTTGTGTACCGTCGATTGCTCTTTTGTATTCATCGGACACAACTACTTCTGCCAGCTTTTCACGAAGTGTTAATCCATCGATTAGTGTCGTGGACGTTTGTTCTAGAACTTTGTCATAGATTGATTGTGGACCACCTTGGTACGGTATGTCCTTCATATTCTCGTTCTTACCGTTGATGAAGATAGTCGCGCTTAGTTGTGAGAATGCAGAACCGTCTTGCATAGACACACGGCTAAGTTCTCCTAGAACAATATCTTCTTCGCGGTAGTTCCCGATATTCGATAGACCCATTGGGTCGTACTTAGGTGTTGGTCGTTCAATAACCTCACCAATCACGTTACGCTTGGGGTCAACCCCTTCGTAAAGACCAGTACGCGCTAGAAGCGTGTCGGTTACGCTACGAACCTCGCGGAACGCCTCGTCACCGTTGGTTTGGTTCAAGATGTTAGGCACGAATGAACCTACCATGCTATAGAACGCTTTTTCTGATTTGATCGGATCACCCTGCATCATCAAGAACAGGTCTGAGAGACCCTTGGTAAATGTTTTGTTTACCGTGTTCTCCGCAATCGCCAGCAACAACGCAGCCGCGATAGGATGCTTAGATGCTTCACGCTCATTGTACGGATCACGCACGATCTCGTTGACATCCGCAAAGATCGATAGGACGTTTGCTAGGGGTTCTAGACGCTGATAGGACATCCAATAGAATGAACCATCGTCGTTAGTGATCTTGATTGAGTACGGCTGGTTGTTCTTTAGCCATTCTGCACGAATACGTGCGTCTGTTGGTCCTGATCCGGTGAAATCACCGCGACCAGCTAGGAAGTAACCTAAACCCGCTAATCCAGCACCTGTCCAAATCTTACCAATAGCCTGTGCGCGACGAATTGGATCGCCACTTCTTAAATCAGCTTTGAAACGCTTGGATGCAAACTGCAACACCGGCATGTTCTGGAATGATTGGCTCAAGATGTTGATAGGTGTACGAACAAACGGCATGATGAATCGGAACATAGCCGCCCCTGCACCCTCACCGCGTCCTAGTGACTGAAATTTCTGTCCCATAGACCCAGCTTCTAGT